AGTGAGGGTGGTGTATCGACGGACACAATTGTATCTTTTTTGGATAGAGTTGCTCAAGACAAACTTGAACCTTTTATTGATAAGGCTTATCAAGATCTTGCTTCGTATATGAATTCATATGACCAAAAGATGGTAATGGCCAGAGAAGTCATTGCATCGAAGGGTTTGTGGACTGCAAAGAAAAGATATATTTTAAATGTCCATGATAATGAAGGTGTTCGATATAAAACCCCAGAACTCAAAATTATGGGCATTGAAGCAGTTCGCTCTTCCACACCCGCAGCATGTAGAGATAAACTTAGAGAATCGTACAAAGTTATTATGAAAGGTGATAACAAAGAGTTGATTAGGTATATCGAAAGTTTTAGGAAAGAATTCAAACAACTTGCAATAGATGAAATATCGTTTCCGCGAAGTGTGAATGGATTGAAGAAGTATCATGATTCTAAAGACTTGTTCACAAAAGGAACTCCGATTCATGTAAAGGGAGTAATGCACTACAATCAGCTAGTTAAGAAACATAAATTGGATATGACTTATCCAGTTATTAAAGAGGGCGAAAAGATTAAGTTCGCTTATCTAAAAGAACCAAATCCAATTGGAAACAATACAATTGCAATTCAAAATGTTCTACCAGAAGAATTTGATTTGCTAAGATTTATAGATTATAACAAACAATTCGAAAAGGCATTCTTAGATCCAATCACCACCATCACTGATGCAATTGGTTGGACAACAGAAGACCGTGTTTCGATAGATGACTTTTTTTAGGAGAAAACGATGTCAAAAGGATTAATGAGCAAACTTAGAAAAAACTCTTCATTTAAAGATGGAAGAGTTAATGTGTTATCAGAATCAAAATACCTACACGAAAAGGACAGCACCCCGACTAATATTCCGGCGATGAATGTTGCATTTTCTGGTTCTTTGAATGGCGGATACACATCAGGATTAACAATGATCGCAGGCCCATCTAAACATTTTAAAACTGCTTTTGGATTAATTATGATGAAAGCTTTTATGGATAAAAATCCAGAAGGTGTTGTTTTATTTTACGATTCGGAATTTGGTACTCCACAAGGATATTTTGATGTTTTTGATATTGACACAACAAGAATTGTTCATGTTCCAGTCACCGATTTGGAAGAGCTAAAATTTGATATGGTGGCTCAGTTGAAAGAAATCGAAACTGATGATAAAGTGTTCATCATGGTAGATTCTGTTGGCAACTTGGCGTCCAAGAAAGAAGTGGATGATGCAGAGAGTCAAAAGTCGGCAGCAGATATGACTAGAGCAAAGCAGTTCAAATCTTTATTCAGAATGATTACTCCCCATCTTACGATGAAGGATATTCCAATGGTTGCAATCAATCATACATACGATTCTCAGGGGCTATATCCTACCAAAGTAGTCTCTGGTGGTACTGGAATGTATTATAGTGCTGACACTATTTGGATCGTTGGCAGACAACAGGATAAAGTAGGTACAGAGATACAAGGATATCACTTTGTAATTAATGTAGAGAAATCTAGATTTGTTAAAGAGAAATCTAAAATACCAATTTCAGTTTCTTGGGAAAAAGGTGTAGATAAATTCTCAGGTCTTCTTGACATGGCCATGGATTATGGTGTAATATCAAGATCAGGCGGCTGGTATCAGATGGTTGATGTAGAATCTGGAGAGGTTGCTGATAAAAAGTTTCGTGAGAAAGATACTCATAATAATGAGTTTTGGCAACCAATTTTGGAAGATGAAAAGTTTGATGAATTTATCACTAAGAAGTTTAGAGTTGGATAATGTCTAAGATATTCGCATCCAACTATATCTATCAGGAGCGCATGGCAACGTGTCGCTCCTGTGACCAGTTTCAGGCTTCTATAAAGGTATGCAAATCTTGTGGTTGTTTTATGCCAGCAAAGGCAAAGATTGCACAGATTAGATGTCCAAAAGATAAATGGATGGAAGTGTATGGAACATCAGATGAAGAACCAAATACTATGTCTATGTTTAAGGGTACAGACATAGATGCAAAACGAGAGGCGTTATTGCGCCAAGCTGAACATTTGAAAAAAGAATCAGAAAAATTAATTGAAGAGGCAAAAAGGTTAAATGGAATTAACTGAACAAGTTGTTATGAATTGTCTATTTGCGGATGATGCTTATGTAAGAAAAGCATTGCCGTTTATAGATCGTGAATACTTTCAGAGTGAATCAAATAAAACTGTATTTGATTTGATGAAGAATCATATTGAAAAGTATAATGAACTTCCGACTAAAGATTCGCTGATGATATCTTTAGAGGATGTTAATGTATCAGAAAACATTTATAAAGAATCTGTAGAGTTTATAGATTATCTTAATAATCAAAAAGAAGAACACAGAAATAGTCAGTGGCAGCTTGATGCTACAGAAAAATGGTGTCAGGATCGTGCTGTATATAATGCAGTAATGAAATCTATTAGTATTATTAATGACGATGGCCCAGATAAAGGTAATATGCCTAAGATATTGAGTGAAGCTCTCGCAGTTTCGTTTGATAGTAATATTGGCCATGATTTTATTGACGATTGGGAATCTAGATTTGAATTCTATCAAAAAGTAGAAGAGAAGATACCATTTCATTTAGATATGTTAAATCGTATTACTCAGGGTGGTTTACCAAAGAAAACATTGAATGTTGCTCTTGCTGGTACTGGCGTTGGCAAATCTCTTTTTATGTGTGACTGTGCGGCAAATCATCTCTTAATGGGATATGATGTTTTGTATATTACTGCTGAGATGTCAGAGGAAAAAATTGCAGAGCGTATTGATGCGAACTTATTGAATACTTCTATTCAAGATGTTTCTAGTATGGCCAAGACTACCTTTGATAAAAAGATTGACAAATTACAAAAGAAAACTACTGGAAAGATGATTATTAAAGAATATCCTACAGCAGTTGCTAATGCAAATCACTTCCGGCATTTGTTGAATGAGTTGTCATTGAAGAAAAACTTTCGTCCAAAAGTAATCTATATCGATTACCTAAATATATGTTCATCGGCTCGTGTCAAACCTGGCGCTGGTGCAAACTCATATACATTGATAAAATCTATTGCAGAAGAACTACGAGGGCTTGCTGTTGAGAATGATGTTCCTATTGTGACTGCAACTCAAACGACCAGAGGTGGATATGGTAATAGTGATGTAGACTTGACAGATACATCAGAAAGTTTTGGTTTGCCTGCTACAGCGGACTTGATGTTTGCTTTGATTGCAACAGAAGAATTGGAAGAGATGGGGCAAATATTAATTAAACAATTGAAGAATAGATATAACGATCCAAATGAATATAAGAGATTTGTTGTCGGTATTGACAGGCCTAAAATGAGATTGTATGATGTAGAAGAAGATGCACAAGATGAATTGATACAAGAAAAAACAGATAATAACTTTAGAGAAACATTCTCTAGTACAAAATCCAGTAAAAAGATAGGAAAAGTGGAGATTAAACTATGACAGAAGAAACAAACACAGCAACTACAGAACAGGAAGTTGTAAATTTTGAAGTAGATCAAGATACCTTTGCGGTAAAACCACCAGATGGAAATATGGCATATATTTCTGTTTGGGATAATGTTTTGTCTGCCGAAAAATGCGAAGAGATTATTGCAGAATTTGAAAAGGCTCAAGAATATCATAAGAAAACTGAACATCCAGAGTACCGAAGTTTCACAGAAATAAATTTCTTTGACCCTGCGCTGTTGTCGGCCAATCCAAAATTTGAAGAGTTGTCAATGGAACTATTGGGTAAGGTTTCTGAATATG